CCAGAAACAAGTATTATTTGTGTCCATTGCCCATAAATTGTGACTCCTTTTGGAAATGAATAGCTGTCAACTGCATCCCCATCTGAGTCAATGTCTGTAGCCCCACTTTGTGAATTAGGAAATTTGGTATCGTCAGAAGAAACTAATCCATTTGTTGAGTTGAATACAGTATCTTCTAAAAATGTAATTGCTACAAATTTTCCATATGAAGTTGTAACTGTATCAGTATTACTTGCATTTAGAAATATTGAACCAGCTTGCCCTAACGATACATTTCCCGTCTCTACTACTGTATATTTATGTAAACTACTTGCCATATTATTTCTCCTACGTTACGATGCCTTACCGAGCTTGGCTATCTCATGGGCATCTTGGTTTAAAAAACTTTATGGGATTCGGGGTAAGCCTTTTATTGACTTACCCCACAGTTCCCAAAAACTGTTAATCCTTATTGATTCGGATTATAAGTACATGAATACCGCTATCCACTTAACAGTTGTAGCTGCAGTTGTAAGGTCATTAGCAAGAGGTTTTAAACTCGCATGCAATGTTCTTTCAGTTGCACTATACAATGTCGCTTCAATAGCTATAGCTTCACTTGTTGCTGGACCACCATACACACCTGCATCTTCTACTGAAGTAGCTAAGAATGCATTTGCAGCATGACCATTGGAATTTTTAATAAGTCTCAATGGAACATTAGCTGTCCATGTTACTGCTGAACCACCATCATTAAGTATAGCTTTTTCATCGACTAATTGACCACCATAAGCTGATGTCCCTAAGTCAAAATCAACATCATCACCACTAGCACCTGCTGTTACAATATTCCCTGCTGGAATAGCATAAAGGTCTTTTAAGATTGTCCCAGCTGGTTGTGTAATTGTCACAGTTGTTACAGTTGCAGCTGTTACTGGAATAGTAGCAGTTGTAGCTGTAACAGATGTTAATTTGAATGCACCCGATTGACCAAACTGAATAAATTCAGGGTCAACTTGATGTTCACTACTATTTGGATTTAATACATCACTTCGCATGTTATACTCCTTCTAAGTTAATAAGTGCGTGAGTCTCTGGAAGAGAAACTTCAAGACCAGCTTCCGTTAGGATTAAGTCTTTACGCAAGTCTTCATCAGCCTGCTGCACATTAGTTGTTATTGAAGTATCACGATTGATTCCATTACCAACAAGAGGTCTGTAAGAAACGTGGTCTAAGTCAACCATCATACAGAAACCAGATGCAAAACCTCTAAATAAAGGTTCTTTTATAAGAGATAAATCTCCATGTATTGTATCTACTTTCATAATTTGATGACCAAATGAACCATTACTTTGACTGAAGTTATATCTGAATGGATTATCTTCAGAAGCTGTTCCTGCTGATTGAGCAACAAAACTACTGCCAGTACCTAACTTATTAAAGTAAGATATTACTGGTAATGACGCTAATGCCAATTTAGAAGAAGAACCACCCCTTGCAGGGTCGAACATTACTTCAAAATCAGATAGTAAATCATCATATGTCCACTCAGATGCTGTATTTGATTTATAATATGGAACACCTTCATTATATGACATTTGAGCACCATTATTAATGATATTCCCATATCCTGCAGCTATTGTAGAACCTACAATACCTTCGGTGTATTGAATACCTCCAGCACTACCTTTTTGTCCAAAAAGCATTGCTCTTTCGATATCAACCTTATGTTCTCTTAGTTTAAGATTCCAGATTCTCTGCCATTCATCAGCATAACCACGATAGACAGTTGCCCTTGCAGTATTAGACATCTCACAAGCAGTCTTGAATATCTGAGTATAACCATATTCATTATCAAGCTCTGTTGAAAACACATCTGGAGCACCCGTACCTTCTTTGAAAGAAGTTCCGATAACAGTACACTTTGAATTATCCGCTAAAGCAAGAGTACCAGTTGTTGCTACATGAGATATAGATGTTACATTGCAAGTTGTTTGAGCTGTAGATGAAACATTATCTACAGTATTAATACGAACATTTGCAGTTGTTGGAACACTATCTCCATCAATGTCTCCAATAGCTACTACCATTCCTGGTATTAACCATTGCACATAAGCTGCACCACTAGTATCAAAAATAACATCCATTGAACTATTTTCGGCAACCATTGTAGTAGCACCTTTAAGCAAAAAGCTCCTGTCTGTCATTTCAACCTTGGTTCTGTCTTCTAAGAATCTAAACTGAGAATCCGTTGTCGGCACTTTTCCTACTTTGGACAAATATACAAAAAATGGTGATTCCTCTGGAGAGAGGTCAGCAACTCTGTCACTGAAATCAAACAGTCTTCTTGACGGTATAGTACTATCAATAACTGCACCTGGGTCACCAAATTTCATTTGTCCTGTATTTACATTAGTATTTAGAGCCATTTATATTCTCCTTTTTTGTTAATTACAAAACATTACTTCTACTTCCAGCATTCACAATAGCATCCCACATCTTATCCTGTTCACTTTTAGGCTGAGCTGAGGGTTGTCCATTAAGGACACCTGCACTACGTGGTGCTGAACTTTGAACAGACCTTGCAGTTTCTACCGAACTTTGACCTTCACGTACTGGGATTCCCATATTATCCTTAAACAGCTTTACCAGAGAACTTAATGGGACATTCTCCTTAGGCTGTGTGACAAATTGCATAAAGTCACGTACTTGATTATCATTAAAGTTGTGCTTATTCTTAAGCTCATTAACGGTATTATTAACTACCATCTGTTCTTGTATTTGCTGTTGATACCTTCCTAAGCTATTATTAATCCTATCATTTTCCTGCTGTACACGAAATTGATATGATTTAGATTCTGGCTTATTATAAGCATCCCAAGGGTTAAACTCTTCTTCAGTTAATGCTATACGTCCATTGTCACGATTTTGGACATTTGCCTGTTGAGATTCCTGTGCTCTTATGTACTGCTCTACTGCACCCTCTAATTTAGATTTGTCAGCATGAGTCTTATCATACATAGACTGCCATTTTTTAGCTTCTTCCTGCCAGTCTACTTGTTTAGATACACTCTGTGAATCACCGTCAGCAACTGGATATTCTTCCAATTCCTGACCTTGTTCGGCAACATCTTCTATGTGACCGCTTTCGTCAACACTACCATCCTGATTATCAGCAACATAATCGGTGGATTTTGCTTCTGCTTCCATAATGTCTCCTTTTATGATGTCCCGAAATCTTCCATAGAAACTGGGATGCCATAAGGAGCAACCTGATTTTTAATTTCAGATTCCATTTCCTTACCAACACCACGCAATCTCTCTGATTCGGACTTCACCATATTAGCTATTTTTTCTGCTTTTACTTTATTGTCGGCTTTAGCGTCTGTCAATATATCGTGAAGTCGAGATTTGAATTTACTAACCTCGACCTGCTTACGATTATGCACAGACTCCCTTTCCGCTGTTTGAAGGTCTCCCTTCAATTTTTTAATCTGTTCTTGAGCACCTTGCAACTGTTGGCTCAACTGTGCGATTTCACTCATACGCTGGAGTACACCAGCCTTATCAAATATTTCTGGATTCTTCTTTAGAACTTCTGTTCTATCTATTAATCCTATTTTATATGCATCTAAATATACACCAAACTCAGCCCACTTGGAAGTAGGAAGTGTAGACCCTGGTACAATTCTTATATCATGTTGCCAAATATTGTTTCTGTCACGTTTAATATCTACTATAGTTCCAACCTTATCATCATAAAGGTTTATAGTTACTTCCGACATATCGTTATTAGGCTGCACCAATCTAAACATCTTTTCATATGTATAATGATTTTTAGCTAAACCATATATAACCCTGCCTAATTTTGTTATACTAAATTCTATATCTCTTAACTTAGATTTAGGTCTATCAGAACCTAATGCTATCATCTTATCAGTACCTTTACTGGTTTCAGGTGCTTTATCTGGAAACCCATGCATCATCTCTGGAAGTCCAAATATAAAGTCTATATAATGCTCACACTGCTGTATTAATTTATAAAACTCTGCAGCTAATGGTGTAGGTGCAGGATAATGTGGCTCTCCCTGTGATGTATCTACTTCTATTACAGCATTAGGATTAGCCCAATCCTTTTCTAATTGTTCCACACCATCTATAGCACTACCTACAGGAACTAATAATTTTAAACCAGCAGATGCTTGTGCATGTGATATAGCTAATTGCCACAGCTTATTCAATAGTCTTTGTTGTGGTCTAGCTCTAGATACGTCTGAAGTAGAGTATGGAGTTTCAGTCCAGTTATTAGGCATTGGTATTAATGGGTATTCATTAATATTTAAAACATATTCTTCAAGAACGACCTGTCCTAATGAAGAAGTAACGCCAATACGTGTCTGCATTATCTGCTCAAATTGTGCCTGACCATTCTCAAATATACCTGGATTATCCTCAAGGAACATTTGAAACTCACCTTCAGAAAGCACCATCTCAGTTACACCGCCCTGTTGCCCTTCCTGTTGCATCGAAATCCTATAGAACGGTACTTTAGTTTTGTAAAATCTTTCCAATACCTGATATTTATTATCAGCATAACCCAGGTCCTTAGCTTCTGATGGTGTCCACACACTTCTACTATTCTTATTCTGTGCATCTGGATAATCCTCATCATTATAAGCATCTAATTCCTCTATTATTCCAGGTACAACTTCACCAGTCTCTTCATCAACCTGAGGACCTAATTCTGGGTAGAGGGAAACAACCTGTTCACCTGTGAGGATTGTAGAAAGAATGATACCTTCAGCATCATTAAACCATCTATCTCGAGATGACGGAGGAACATAAACACGAAACGGATTGATATGTGTGAACTTTATGTCCCCTCTACCAAAATCAGACTCCCTGTCTGTATAAACATATAAATAACCAAGACCTGTTACCGCATAATCATGTATAGCATCCTTAATATGTGCATCACCATCTGAAGAATCCCATACATAGCCAAGTATAGTCTGCCATACCTTAGCCATCTTAGCATCTGAATCTTCCCTAGGGGAAGCAGTAAATACAGGAGGTCTAGATGTAAGTACAGCTTTCAGCTTTTCTATAGCAGGAGAAATTCTATCCATTGGTACATCAGGCTGATTCCTTTGATTCAACTCATCAGACTCATCTGATGTAAAGTGATTTCCCATATAGAAATCTATATCATTACGTGCCTCAGTATCCCAATCAGAACGTGCATCACGCCATTTTCGGTATAGCTCTTGGTTTAAATCCGCCCTAGGGTCAGTTTCAATCATAAGTTAATATACAACATTTTTTATATATAAATCTATATTTTTGCACCAGTCATCCAATTATACACACTTTTAATAACTTTAGGCTTATCATCACGCTGTTCATACATATCTATATCAATAGTGCTACTCCTAGGTGCCTTAGCAAAATAGTCAGCATAATACAACGCATCCAGTATATCATCATTTTTAGGTAGTGGATGTTCAAAGAACTCATCAACTATCTCTGTCATTTCTCTCCTAATATAAAGTTTCTTAGTATTTACTATTGGACCTAATGATGTTTCAAGCCTATCTGCTTTTTTTATACCAGCTGGAGGTCTGACACCTTTAAATATTCCAGGTATAAGCCTTCTATCGTTTGCAGCCATGCGAGTAACCATATCCCTAACCATTTCCTGAGCAGCTACAGTTTCTATAGTTACACGTTTCACTGGAGAATACTTTTTAGCTAAGTCTATTATTTTCTCAGGAACGTCAAAAGTTGGTATCCTATCACGAAAATACTCCAATACATATCTATTATTGTTAGAATCTACACCCAACACAAGTACTACCTGATAATCAGATGTAGATGTAGCAGTTGCGGCAACATCCACACCTATATAAACATTTATTGGTATTGCGTCTTTACCTGTAACTAAGTAGCTAAATCTACCTTTTGACTCATAACTACCAGTATAGTACTGTATTTTATCAATTTTAAACGAGGCGGATGAAATATCACGTGCATCATTCATATACTCCTGTGCAAACTTATTTACAAGACCAGCCTCTATAAACTCTTTCTTTTTAGATTCAAGCTTTTTAACTGAGAATTGGTCAGACCATAGAGGTATACCATCCTCTATAGCTCTATAAAATGTCACATCCCAAGGATAATCAGCATTATTCTTCTTAGCAGTATTATAACCATCAACTATCATCTGTAGAAAGCTGTCATAATGGACTATAGTACCAGCTAACCATATCCAGCCTTCATTACCAGGTGTCTCCTCAAGTGCAGGAAAAACGGTTGAAACGACCCATTGTTTAATAAGTTCCCGTCTTTCTGGTGTTTTAGTGTTTAATTCAGACTCAAAGTCATCTAACACTATTCCAGTATACCTTACATCTATTTCTGCACGACCCCTCAGTCTCTGAGAGGTACCTTTAGCTATAACCCTGTCTCCTTTAGATGTAACTATATCCTTCTCTGTCCATCTATTCCCTACAGAATCTCCAGCTAAATTACCAAAATAATATCTTATTTGCTGATTATACTCTATATGTGTCTTTATATACTTTAAGTGGTCTATAGCCTGTCCCTGTTCTTCTGCTACCCATGATATAAAATTTCTCTCATCTTTAGATGTAAAGCATATTTTATGTAGGATAGCAGCTTTAGACAGTATAGATTTACCAAAACCTCTTGGTAGTATATTGCATATTCTGGCACCTGGTTTTGTAGTTATAAGCTTTTTTGCTACTTCATAATGAAATTCAGGAGTAGTACTCTTATCCAGAAAGTCTTTTGGTAGAAATGCTCTGCCAAAGTAGATAAGGTCATTATAAGACCTTGATAATACTTCGTCTTTAGCTCTCGAATCCTTTTGGGAAGATATAATCTTCACTCATCACCCAATATACTAGCAATGAAAAATCAATATTGTTAATATTATATATATTACCAAGATTAACCTCAAAAATAACTATATTATCCATGATTCTAGCATTTTTTTCTGCTTTTTAGCTGTTTTATACGTGCTATGTGTTCCTTTTGCTTCACCAGTGACACTATTTATCACAATATAGTTATCATTGTCACGAATTATGCTATAATCACACTTAACTTTATCTATATCCAGATAATCCCCGAACCAACTTTCGTAATTATCCTTCATTATGCTCAATCTCAGCATGTGCTATAGCTTTAGCATCTGAAGATTTCAGCTGTTCCAGCTGTTCCTGTGAAAAACCTTGAAAAACTGTTAATGACTCAGACTTTTTATCATTAGCAGGGAACATTCCAGCTACCTTCATCAGTGTTTCTATAGCCCTAAGCTTGTCTGAATCTCTAGAATTGTTCTTATCTATGATTTTTTTAGAGTTTTTTAGCAAATACTCAGGGTCAACACCAACTTTATCTAAAGCTGCCTTCATTTCTTCTGTAATCAATTTCTGTATCCTCTCTGTTTTAATTAGTTTTGATGAAGAGTTCTTAGCATAGCTTATGTCTTTAGTTTTAAATGCCTTTAAGTATGCCTTTTCTATATCTAAGCCTGTAGCTACGTACTTTGCAAACATAATTTCATTCTTTGTAGGCTTATCTCTATTATCCCTTAGTTTTTCAGCATATTCTTTGTTACTAAAAGAGTAAAAATTTCTAACTGGTCTACCTTCAAGTTTTGAATTTTCTGTAATTGTAGCCATCCCAAGTAAAGTTCGTATATATCCCACTGGCTGCTGCCTATTTCTACTTTTAAAGCTGGACTTTTTGAGTATTCTACAAACTTGCATATCATCTGTAAGCACCCAATCTCCATCATTAGCTGTCTTCCAATCATTTAGCTTCTCATCAGGGTAAAATAGCCTAAACTCAGACTCATTATCAAAAACATACTCTAACTCTCCATTAACTTTTCTAGTAAACATACATTTCTACTGTTTCCTCTTATATAAAACTATCTTATCAGCCTTCCTAGATAATTTTGTAGCTGCATCATCACGGCTAAAAGCTAATGCTATCTTGCCACCATTAGATTTAAACACATCAGAACCATTACCTATAGCTTCAACTACTACTAGGTGCCTAAGATTACAATCACAACACCAAAAATTAAAATATGACTCTGCATCTACTGCAAAAGCATCATCATCAAATGTCTTAATATTCATATATGTTCCTTATTTTATTAACTAATTTAACTATTTTAATGCTAAAGTCAAATTATTTTCTTTTTAGTTGATTTGCATATATAATATATATATAGCTATAGCTATAGCTATAACTATATCTATAGCTAGATAGCTAGGTAAGCTATATATAAAAAGAAGATTTTGAAATTAATGGAAAATACAAAAAAATTAATGTAAAATACAAAAAATAGCTGTACAATGTGTGTCTGTCTTTTTCCGTCCGCCGTACTCCGTATCGGTTTTTTTCGCACTTAACGGATTTAGTTGAAAAACATTGATTTTATTATACATAATATACGTTATACGGATTTAAGTATTGATATTATTGAAGATATAAAGAATGTTAATCATCACTTATTAGTAATTTCAGTTTTAAATTACTATTCTTTTATTGTTTTTTAATGTGAATTATTTTAACTTTGTTACGTGAAAAAAGTACATTTATTAACTATTCAAAGCGAGGAACTTACATGAGTAAACCAGACCGAATAGCTGATAGTGTAGAGCCTATTGATATACTTAGTAACTTACAGACAACAGACACCGACACAGACACAGATGAAACCAAGACGCCTAAAGTTGGAGTTAAAATCGGTGGCAAAACGAAAAAAGCTCTCTTTGACTTAGCTGAACAGACTGGAAACAAAAAGATTTTAGCTTTCCTAGAAACGGCTAAAGATAGTGGCTTAATCAGTGATAGTACTAGAGTGTCTAACGCAAGTGATGCACCTAAGATGAAAAATATCAGAGTTGGGTTTAAAAAACTCTGTAAAGATAACAGCGATGGATACGACCTAAATAACAACGGAACGAAAGTACATTACTGTATTGACTTGGACGGAGTAAAGCGAATACCTAGGCTGTACATTAAAAGTGAAAAAGCTGAAGAAACTGAAGTTGAAGAAACTGAAGTTGAAGAAGCTGAAGTTGAGGAAACTAACGAAGATACGAAAAAATAAATATCTTTTAGTTAGTTGTTAAAGCCCTAACCATTGGAGTTGGGGCTTTTTCTTACATTAAAAAAATGATTACAATAAATATAAATAATAAAAAGTCCATTAGATTCAAATTGAATCAAAAGACAGAAATATTAACATTTACAAGCTATGGGGCTTTAAAGATACACCTAAAAAAATTAATTAAGTACATAGTAGAAGAAAAAATTCATAATCTTAGGATAGTAAATAAAGTAGATGGTACTGTTAGGACATTCAACTGTAAAGCTAAAGAGATAAAGATAAATAATAAACAGAGGATTAAAAAAGTATTAAAACCTAGGTACTTACCGAATAAAATGGTAACAGCTATAAGGTCAGATAAAGATATAAAAAATAATGAACGTGAAAGGTTAGTACGTGCATGTGATTTAGCTATAAAGTCAGGGAATATGGATAATGTTAAAAAGTATATTCAGGAAATGAATAACCTATGAATCACACTATAAAAGAATTAAAAGAGGCTAATGATAAAATGCTACACTTTAAAAATAGTCTGATTGAATTAGAGTCATCAGTTATAGCCTTAACTAAAGACCTTGTTAGTGCTGATAGTATTAACAGTCATTGTAAAAGAGCATTACCTATAATATCAGACTGCTATAGAAAGACCTGTAATATTAAAGAAGATTTAAACGATTATCTAAATGAATACAAAGGAATCATTGATAGTATGGGAGATGATATAGCAGAAGTAAAAATTAATATGACCATAAGTATTGATAAACTGATAAAAGAGTTAGGTCATATATTAAAAGTATTAATAACAATCAACAGGAATAATAATAATGGAAACGATTAAAATTATTATGGGTACTATTGGGTACTACATAGATAAACACTCATTGAATATAACTTTATTTATATTAGGTTATTTTCTATGTCATATAATTAATTACTGGATAAAATAAACATGAAAGTTAAAGGTAAAAAAGTTACAAAGTGGTTACCTAAACGTGATGAAGGGTTTTGTCTTATGCTGAAACACATGATTCAAAAGAATCAAGGTGATTACAGTTGGCTTGAACGCAATGATAAAGGACAGATTGCACTGTTTAGAACTACTAATGGATTAAGGCACGATTATATTGATGTCTAATACAAAAAATTTGAACGAAATACTGACTGAGGAACAGTTACGTGAAGTCATGAAGATAATAAACCTATCTAATAATGATGAAGCTATACTTGAAGGATTGAAACAGTATTTCCTATCAATTAAAGAACAGCTTGAAGCTAAGGGATTACTTAGTGATTACCTCGCTTGGGCTGTTTACGCAAACTGTAAGAACTTACTTTGATGGAGGAATAATGTCAGATAAAGTTAATAGTTTGCACCTACAACTAAATAAAAAGGGCTACATCTGCGATGATAAGTTCAGTGTTAATTTGGGTCATGCCATTAACACTAAACCAGTCGGAGGTGCTTTTTTGTTTGGGCCTGCTGGGACAGGTAAGAGCTATCTTCCTATGATACTGAGTGAACTACTTAAACGTGAATTATTCATGTATCAATGTTCATCTGGTACAAGAGAAGATGACCTCTTATTAAAAATGTTACCATCTGAAGACACAGTAAGCGGTATCAAAATAGAGGAATCTGTAGTCTATAAGGCTGCGATTAAATCTAAAGATGAAAAGGTTGTACTTGTGTTTGATGAATGGGATAAAACAAGACCTACTGCTGATGGATTCTTCTTAGATTTCCTACAGTATGGTAGGTTATCAATACCTGGTAGGGAAGTTGGTGCTAACCTAAATAACATGCTGATATTTTTTACATCGAACAACGAAAGAGATATTAGTGAGGCGTTACTTAGACGTTTCCCTAAAATAGATGTTGAACCTCTGAGTATAGATGTAGTGTATAAGGCACTCAACTTAACTCATAAGGGTCATACATACATAGGTAATATACTTTCGCTGTATGAGAAAACCTTACAGTCTGAAATGACTAAACCAGCAACGATTCAGGAGCTACGACAACTGCTTGATGCTATAACATTACTTAATGCTAATGGTGATGAATGTGATTGGGATACGCTGGTTTATATGTACGTTACAAAGACACCTGAAAATCACGCACTGCTTAGTAAAGCTATATCAGATGGAAGTAGTAACAATAATAGAGGTAATGGTAGAATGTCTATTGATGTTGATTCATTCAGTTCTATATCAACCTCTGGTGTATCTACAACGTCTGCTAAAGGTGTAATGCCATCTCTTATTGACATAAACAAATACGATTTAGTCGTAGGTGATACTGAATTGGAAGTTGGAGATGAGAAGATTACATGTTTACTTGAAAAGGACGATACTAACTATAGTAACAGTGTGAAGACACAGTTAGTAGAGTTAGAAGGTGAATTAACAGGTGACCCTGCTGATATAGATTGGATAAAATCTGTAAAAGGCTCATTGATTTCAACTAAACCTATTTTATTATGTGATATATCCAAACATGATAGATTGTTTGCAGATACACGTAATAATAATACTAATAAAGCTAAAGGTGAAATATTAGTGTTTGAACCTAATGCATGTTGGGATGATATGATAGATTTAATCTCAGTTAAAAGCGACCGATTAATAATACGAAAGGCAGAAAAAGATGAAATTATAGGTCGTTATGCACATAATAGTAGAGTACATCTTGATTTTAGGTGGACACCTGAAACAGGTGCTGAGATTATAGCTAATGCAAGTAGGGTTGGTCATGAATCCATTAGGAATTTTGTAGGTGATGGATTAGCAGGTTGGTATAATTCTAATGTTAATTTCCTCAGTAAATACGATGTGTATGATGCCCTTGATGATAACTATGATAGGTTCTGTGATATTGGTGAACTGGTATTGAAAAGTTGTATAGGCAGTAGCAGTTACGCAAATTACGGTATCAACAAATCTCCTAATGGTTGTCAGTATTGTGATGACATAGCAGTACCTTCATACGAAGCACTGGAAAAAATATCAAATGTAAAATATGGTGTTAGGTTTACACGATACAAATCCAGTGGCATAGTTATCAACACATACCATAGTAAGGTGTACGGAAGAAACCACAGATGGGACGTTATGGTTACTGGACCATTTGATTCACGTATCCTTAGAATACTGTATATGTGGGGCTTATCACACTTTTACCTATACTATATGTGTAAATTGCCTGGCTTCGATGTAGCTAAACAACTGGTTAAAAAGTATAACTGGAAACGTAGCAGTGATAGAAACGGTAATAGGATGATAACTAATAAGTCGTATAAATGTTTCATCTATCCTGATTCACTTATGTTTGCAGTTGACATTACTAAAACCAAAGTTAAAAGGTGCGATAATGTTAAGCTGGACAAGTACATAACTGATGTCATTAAATGGCTGGACGGTTGGAAAGGTGCAAAAAAATAGTGAATAGCACAATAAAAAGGAATTGGAGAAACTGGAACGACAAAAGTAATTCGTCTCAGCAGGACGGTAAGTCGAACCACAATACAAATGGCTCTGGTTCTGACGGTGATGGGGGAGGTGTAAAAACCTCCCCTATCTCTATTAATATGGACTTACGCAATAAGAAGTCCTATTCACCGTATAAAACTAATAACAAAGTTAATACTGGTGGGGTTAAGGGCAAATATGATTTCAAAAAATATTTAAAGTTTGTTGATATGGGTATGAACACATCAATAGGTAATAACAGTTTTAATATCAGTGATACTGGTTCATACTTAAAATATAACTCATGGTCAAATTCTTCACGTAGGATATATAAAATAAACAAAAGGACTGTTAATAAATGTTTTGATATAGACCTGAAGATACTACATAAGCGGAGACTATCTAACTCTTTAGCTGTAATGGTATCTAAAATAGCAGAGGATAGAGCTGGTGAACCTACAATAGGTGATGATTATTGGAGTATTCCAGAGCTATTGAATAGGGTAGTATCTAAACAGCAGTTATCATCTTGTAAGGAAACAAGAGAGAAGGAAAGAATTATAGTTATACTTGATACATCACCCAGCTGTGCTGAAGAGGCTATATTTTATATGGATATAGCTAAGGCTTCGTGCAGTTTAAATGATTTAGAAATGTATGATGCACCTAACGGATACATAGTTAAGGCATATAACAAAAAAAATAACAAGTTTGATACATTACCTAGGAATATATTTACTGTGTTTTCCAAATGGCAGATGTTTAAGAATAGGACAATAATATTTTTTGGTGATTACGATGGTTCAAATATACTTATTGATTCTGCAAAATTAAACAGTGTGTACTGGCTCAATCCTATGTATAACATTATACGTGATGACAGTCATCACGATAAAATCAGTGATAAGTTTGTAAAACGTGGAGGTAAAATTTTTAAGTGTAGTAATGAAAAAGATTTTATGAATGTTGTTAGAAAAATGAGGTAGAATATGAAATACAAAATCAGTAAGGACTATATGTATGATTCATATAATGAATCTGATAAGGTCAATCTTTCAAAAGACATATCTAAAATTAGGTATGACAGTGAAAGTCCTAGAGAATTTTATGACAATCTCATATTATACTTTAGTGATAGACCTATAGTTGTTAAAGAGCTGGATAAGTCAATCAAAAAACTCGCTTCTGAAATAACTGGTATCAGTATACTTAAAATAATAGCTAAAGAGAGTAATCGTTTAATGAAGGTGATATTAAAAAATCCTGGTATTATATCTAAGTTCGGTGTTGAGGTAGATAAAATGGCAACTAAGGATATGTTGGATATACATAAACTTAAATTAGCTATTAGTAATAAAGGTGATGTATACATAGGTGAAGATGTGACTAATCTTGAAATGCTCTTAGGTGATAGTGGATATGATAGTTCAACTAAAGAAAGAAGTGGGTTTACTGAGGTTAAATATACATATACTAATAAGAATATAAAGTTAGATGATGTACCTGGTGTATCAATCAAAGATATAGATTTACATTTAGAAGGTGAATCATAATGTCAGATGTTAAAATATTGTCCAATGACAATGATGTATTGGAGTATTCAGAACTGTTTAATATAAGAGGTAGACTTGAAACATATCTAAAAGATAGGGTTGAATGTACATTCATAAGACAAGTTGATACTGGTGATGGTAAAATATCAGTATCAATAATTAATGTACATACACTCAAAAGTGACCCAGGTTTTACGTGTGTTATATTTAGAGATAAGGATAAATCATTAGATAAGATAGAAAAATTCCTCAAATTCAGAGCCAAATCATGCGGTATAAAGAGGATTGAAGATGAAGGCTCATTGTATAAAGACATAGTAGGTATAACATGAATAAAATAACTAACAATTATGGACAGATTGTAGTATGTGATGGATGTAATGGACCTTATGGTAATAACGTGAAAGGTGGTGCACTTGTAGGCTCATATGCAATGTGTGGTGAGTGTTGTGATAGGTACGATTATGATAAGTCTGACTATAAATACGCCAATGAGGTGGACGAAATATGGGATAAAGAAAAGACCTTCAAAGATAATGTTCTTGAATATAGAGAAAGGACATATGGAAGTAGTGATTTAATAATCAGTATAACTTCAAATTAAATTAAATTAAAACAAAAGGAACACAGATGAAACTAAATTATGGTGAATTTGATGACCTAAAGAATGATACTATAAAATTCGCTAAGAATCTTTTAGTTAAAGATAAGGGTCATATACCAATAGTTTTAGCTATAACTAAGCAAGGTACAATACCTCTTGATATTAGTGCAATGCTCGATAGTGCAAGTGCTGTAGATGATGTAAATGATACAACTGCATATCATCATGCAAAGGACTTAATAGCTAAAGCAGTAGCTCAATTCATACAAACTAATAATTCCTATGCATATATGTACATATCTGAGTGCTGGTATGTAAAGAGAAAAGATGGTAATTACGCAGATATAGAAACCAGGCACATGGAAGATAAAGAAGAGGCTCTAACTATATCATGGGAATATGACGCATACAATATCTACAAGACTGGTATGACTATAATACCATTCTATCGTGATGAGGATGGTTCAATACTTATACTTAAAGAAGTAGATAAAGAGTATGACGCATCTGCCGATAGCCCAAAGTATTCAGGCAGATTTACCAGCCTGTTAAGAGTATCAGCCTAATGTGAATTGAGACAGTCTCTTATTATAGTAGCTATAACTATAGCTATAACTATAACTATAATAGCTATAATAAAATAACTATATGCTATTATTAATATTATTATTTAGATATAATTAATATAACTAACTATAGCTATAGCTATAACTATAACCTAATATAGATAATATAACTTACTATAGATAAAACTTTAGTCAAAGATAAAGATATGAGATTGCTAAAAATATGAGATTCTAAAAAAAGATGAGAAAAAATTAAAAAAAATATTTGACAGAAATTTTAACAGATATAAATTTATACGTGAATTGAGATAAAAATTAATAGTTACAAAACAAGGAGCATATATGGATATAGAAGATAAACAAAAAGCTACATCGTTTCGTACATCAGAGGAGCTGTGGATGCAGTTCAAGATGGTATGTACTGCAGAAAGTGTAAATGTTAGTGATAAGATAAATGAATTAGTATCATCTTACGTTAAACGTAATATACATAAAGCAGAAATAATAACACGAAACGCAGAATCTTTTGTCGCTTAAGAATGAAGTACCTAAAGTACAGGACATATACGATAGCTACATAGAATCACTACAATCAGATAAGTTTGCTACCAGATATAGTGGTAAAGAAAACTGGTATCATTCATCTGTTGCTGGAATGTGTATAAGAAAGCATTACTTTGCTTCTGTACTTAAAGTAGAGCAGTCGGATAAAAAGAATCCTAAAACATTAAGACTGTTTAGATTAGGTGATATAGTACACCATGATATACAAACAGCAGTTCAACAGTATGCCTTAGCTAAAGGCTTACCTCTCTTTATAGAAAAGGAATTATTTATAGATGACCTAAATGTTAGAGGTTTTATAGACTTAGGGTTTGTTGATAAGCATATACTATATGACATTAAAACTACTAATGCGTATAGGTGGAAGTTAATGTTTGGAAGGGATGGTGATTTCATGGAGGTATCAAAGAATTATCAGTTACAGTTAGGAACTTATGGCTTATGGTATAAGAGAGAGTATGGTGATTTAAAAGGATTAAAACTTGTATTCTATAATAAAGATACATCAATAATGAAAGAAGTGGATTTAGAATTAGATGTATTGGATAAAGCAGAAGAATACTGGCTAAAGGTAAAAGATTTAATTAGTAAAGGGCAACCGCCAATAGCTATGCACTCATCACCATACTATAGGTGGGAGTGTAACCCATCGTATTGTTCATACTACACCGTATGTGGCGGAGGTGTGGAAAGAAAGCATTTAAAAAATGTTTAAGGGTATAGCCGTGCACTCATACAAGAGTGGGATACTATGTAATTCAACAACTCATATAAATAAACTCATACTTCCTACTCATATCATATAGTTATGATTAATTACTCCTATCATATGATTATTACTCCTATGTCAAAAAGCAAGAGTCACGGCTTACCTTTAAACAATATAACAATAAATAATTCTTTAACTAAAATAACGGAGGAACATAATGGCAACTAAAAAGAAGGCAGTAAGTACTACCACCCATGATAACATGAAGTTGTGGAACTCAGTATGTACTACTGACCCGCAATACACTAAACGAGTCAACCAACGAGGTGGATTCACAGCAATAGGTGCACAGTCTCAGATAATGGAAGCAACTAAGGTGTTTGGTCCTTTTGGTACTGGGTTTGGTGTGCATACTGAGACATTCACATCATTTGATTTAGAAGGACTATGCTTATATCAAGCTACACTATGGTACAAAAGCAGAATCATTAGAGGAGAAATAAAAGAGTTCCCTATTCATTCATCTATAAAATACTCTTATAATGGCAGGATAGATGATGACTTTGCTAAAAAGGTAGCAACAGACGCATTAACTAAAGGTCTTAGTAAGTTAGGCTTTAATGCTGATGTATTCTTAGGTCTCTTTGATGACAATAAATACGTTAATCAACTGAAATCTAAACCAAAGGCTAATGGTAACGGCAGTATGTCTATAGCTATAGATGATAACATGAAAGCTAAGATAATTGCAGAATTAAACAAGTGTAGTGATACATCATTTATAACTAAAGTTAATACTGCTATTGATAAAAATACAATTAATGTTAATAACTTCAAAGAATCATTAGCTAAGGTGGTCAATCATGTTAAAGCTGATAATGCAGCTAATATTATAAAGGCTGTAGATAAAAAATATGGTGAGACTACTAATGAGTAGCGTGGATGATGTAATAGATGATGTGTTAGATGATGATGCTTACTATGACCCTGATGAAAAGATTATTATACCTGAAGGTTCATACCCAGCACATATAATATCATTCTATGTAAGCAAAGAGAAACCAACTCGATATGGTAATCCATATAATATCTATAAACCTGTCTATCGTATAGATGAATCAGTAGATATTTATGGAGGTATGTCTGTATCAGATAAGGGTATATTCCGTTTTCGTGGTAAGAATAATAATCCATCTAAAAAATCAAACTCAAAAGGAAATCTTCCATATAAAACTATGCTTGATAAACTTGAGATACCACTTAATAAAGTTGTTGTGAATGGAAAGGAGGTGTATAGACTACCATCTGTAGATGAAAGCCAGGTCTATGGTAAGCCAGTCATTATCAATGTATATCATGATACTTTTAAAGGTAGTTATGGTGTACAGAAAGTTGCTGTTGCTAACATAGCCCATGCATGGAAAGATGGTAAACCTTTAGATGGTTCACCACAGTTTTAATGTGTGAAAACCACATTAGACTATTAAAACTACTTAAATCAAAACCATACATAACTAAATCTTTTCTTATGGAAGAAGGATTTTATGAATTTGAGTATTCGATTTCTTATTTAATGTCAATGGGAATTAAGATTAAAAACAAAAAACTAAATAACGAAATGAGGTATATGATTGTCAATTAGTACAAGAGTATTACCATCATCCATAGAGTCTGAACAGGCATTGATTGGGTGTATCTTAAATGATAATGAGCAAATAGATAAGGTCATGCATTTAATACCAGAGGATGATGTTTTTTATAACAAGGTATGTAGATTATTATGGGGTATAATGTTCAGGCTTAGAAGTGAGGGTAAACATATAGACCTCATAACACTATCATCTGAGATACCTGATAAATATAAGAATGGTGGTAATGTAAATATAGTTTATGAAATGTCTGGATTCCCCGATATACCTCCATCCCCTACTACTGCACCATCATATGCTAAAACTTTATATGAAAAGTGGCTAATGAGAAATCTGATAAAGAAGTCAAGAATGATTGAGGATGCAGCTAACAATCCATCTGAAAGTGCTATAGCTAAACTTGAGGAATTATACAACAGTATAGGTGATGCATTAAACCTTCAAACATCTGACTACTTCAACTTGGATACTCTTTTAGATGATACTATTAAAAACATATACGATAAGAATAATGTTATACCATCAGGTATAACTGCACTTGATAACATTATATGTGGCTTTACCCGTGGTGAAATTTCAATTATAGCTGGAAGACCTGGACATTTTAAATCTACAATGATGATTAATATTGTAGGTAATTTAGTTAAAAAGGGTTTCAAAGTTTTAGTTATGAATAGAGAGATGAGTAATGTGGAGATGATGAAAAAAATTATAGTTATGGAATCAAGGAATATTAACTATGATACCATAAGAAGTGGTAATTATAATGATGATGAAGAAGATGATGTGATTACCACCATTAAGTATATCTCTAATGAGTATAAAAATTTAATAATGTATGATAATATAATGGACTTAGCGGGTGCTATGCGTGAGATACGTAAGCATAAGCCTGACATTATTGTAGATGATTATATAGGGCTTATTAATGTAAAGGGTATTGATGATAATAGGCTAAAGATAGATACAATTATGAAACAGTATAAGTGGGCAGCTAAAAATAACAACATGGTATGTATATTATTATCTCAGCTGAATAGGAAATGCGAAGAACGTAATAACAAAAGACCCCTTCCATCTGACCTCCGAGAAAGCGGTAGCATTGAGCAGGATGCTGAAATGATATTATTTATGTACTATGAGTGGCGATACCTCAATCAGAAATCAACACTGGGTGAGTACGGTCTTGAAGTAGTTATCGGAAAGAATAGATATGGAAAGACTGGAAACCTGAATATAGGTGTTAGCGGAAGTAAGTGTAAAATGTATGCAGACTCTGATATAGCACTCGCAAGTACCATAATAAAGGAGAAGTAATATGACAAGTTTTATATGTTGTATGCAAATGTTATACAGATACTTCTATTATGGAAGTGTAGAATTTTATGAATGGTTACTTAAACTAATTGGAGGATAGAACATGATACATGTAAGTAAAGTAAAAAAAGTATTCCACGATAGTGGTGTACAAATATCAACTAATGCTATAAACCTAATAAGAGATGACTTCAATAGGAATGTTAGAAGAATGGCGAATAGGTGTAGTGATGGTAATGTAAAAAGATTAACAAATGATACATACCATATAGCCTTAGGACATTTAGATAACTATCTAAAATAAAAAGGAGATAATATGAAAACAATATTATTATTTGAGTTCTTTGTAATTACACATATTATACTACTGTTTGTACTGTACATAATATACAACATGTGGAAAAATAAACGGTGAGGACTAATGGTATAGTTGTAGTTAAGTTTACTGAATCTGAACTGAATATACTTTATGAATCCTTAAAGTATATGCTACAAATTAAGAATCTTTCGGTGTTTGACGATGCTGATAAGTTGAAGAATGATTTAGAAGATATTAACAAATGGATATGTAATGAGAAAGAAAAAGCTAAAGAAAAAGCTAAAGAAAAACATTAAAAGAGGCAGACGCAATCGCCAACGTGGGCTTGAGCTACAACGTAATGCTGTTAGATTAGCTAAAGACATGGGACTTAATGCATATAACCGTGATAGAGGCGGTGCTCAACATGAGATGGGTGATATAGAAATAGAAGACAAGTTTTACGGCTGTAAAAGACGCAAGGTCATACCCAAGTGGCTCTTACCTGAAAAAAGTGAGGTGGGAGTGGTATTTAAAGCCGATAGACACCAAACCATGATTGCACTACCCCTATCAGTATACTATTTACTACTTAAACTGGCATCTGATGATGAATAAACTTATACTGAATATGATAGAGCAACGTCTATCTGTAGGTGCTAAAAAATACGGAGAAAATATAGATGTTGATGATGGTAGGAATTGGACTGTCGAAGCATTAGAGGAGTTGCTTGATGCATGTGTGTACATAGCTGCAGAAATTTTAAGATTAGAAAAAAATAAAATCAAAGGAGAACTAAAAGAAAATGACTAAATCAGAAGTACAAAAATACCTATCCAACTACAAAGATGATGAAGAATTGTTTGTGATGTGGTGGGATAAAGAGTTTATCGATGGGTGTTCGTATAAACCAATTACTGACAAAGAATGGAAAGGGATATTAGATAGATTAGATGGCTATGGATTTGGTATAGTAAATGAAGAAATATTTCGAGCAATGGAAAGTGAACTTGAAGATATAAAGGAGAAATAAAATGATATCAGACATATCAGCAAAGATAAACACAAGAACACCAAGCAAATGGACTTGTCAGTTA